GTAACGAAAAGTTGCGTTTCCAATTAGATATTGAACATCATTATTAGTTCCTGCGAATTGTAATGAATCTAAAGACACAGGAAACATATCATAAAATTGCACAATTTTAACTGTTAGATTATCAGCACCTAGTATTTGTAATGTTCCATCAGAATAATTTTTTGCTAGTTCACTATAATTATTTGTATCGTTTGATACAAATGTTACATACTGTTGATATGATTCTGGAAAACCAAGAGCAACGATCCAGTTATATATGGATTGATAATTAGCCATTTGTTCATCAACTAAAAATTGAACAGATAGTTGATCATATGTTAATGTCTCACCTGGAATTGGAGCAACATTAAATGGATTACCAAACTCTGGTGCACCAAGTGTAATACCTGGAAGATTAACGCTCTGACAAAAGAATGACAGATTAGGTAATTTTAAAATGTTAAACAGGAATCCATTAGGTGATAATGGATTAATGTTAGATGGAATGGGACATGAAAGTATATTAGCCATAAGATTATTTATTCAAAATAAAATGGGGGAGATTTTCATCTCCCCCAAAACACTGCTTCTTATCGTCAGTTTCTTATTGAAACCAACCTAATAATTACATTAGGTTAGTAACTTTAACACGACGATAGTAGTAGTTTACATCAGCAGTTAGGTTGTCCTGACCAGCTGTGCCATCGTCAAGATTGACGAATGGGTTAGCAACTAGACCGTAACGAGTCTTGAAGCCAATCTTTGGCTGGAAGCTGTTTGGATCAACTGCACGAACCATTTGTAGAGGAACGTATGGGCAGTAGAACAAGCCAGCATCAAATGCAGAACTACCTTTGTAACCAACTACGAAGAATTGTGTTGCAGATACGTTTGCAGTATATGGATCAACATAAACTTTGTACTTGCCATTTAGAACACCAGCAAAAGTAGTGCTTGTGTCATCAATGTTCAAGCTGCTGTTACCCTGGAGAGCAGGAGTGTAGTCAAGAACGCCAGCCATCGCTAATGCAGAAGCAACGTCTGCAGAAGTGATGATGAAGTTACCACGACCACGACGAGTCTGCTGACCAATCGCATTTGCTTCACGCTCGATTTGGAACATTAGACCCTTAAACTTCTCAACAGACCAACGACCATTAGAATCAGTATCTAAGTCGAAAGTACCAGCAGCAGTAGTACCAACTGCAGCACCTGGCTTAGCAGTCTTGTAGATTGTGCGGATAACTTCACGATTGATCTCAGCAAGAATCTCAGTTGAGAGAATATTGCTTAGTTCGCCTTCAGCATCAAGACCATGAACAGATTTCATATCTTGTGCTAATTCGATTGAGTACTCAGCTTTTAGAGCACGAGTCTTAGCAGTAACGGAAGTCTTTTCGATGCTAAATGCCATCTGATTGAAAGAACCATCACCAGAACCACCTTGACCAAGACGCTCAGCTGCGGAAGTTGCTAGACCAGCACCAGTAGTCTCAGAACCACCGAAGTCATAAACGCCACTGTGAGTGCCAGTACCAGAGAAGTCAGTATCAGCTTCGTTAAAGAGAGCCTCAGTACCACCTTGTGAAGTGTAACGAGACTTCATTGCGAAGATTAAACCAGTTGGCTGTGTCATTGGCTGAACACCAGCAACATCATAAGCAATGAGTTGTGGCATTGCACGACGGACTAAGCTGATAAGAACTGGATCGAACTTAGCGAAACCACCAGTGTCAGCATAAGAACCAACAGCGTTTGCTGGAGCAGCTTCGAAAAGTGCTTCACGCTGTTTTTGCATTTCACGCTCTTGGTTTTCCAAGAGAACTGCAGTCACTTCTTTACGATAAGTGTCCTTGATTGGAGCAGCACCCTCATGCTCGAGGATTGGTGCCCATTTTTTAACTAGATCTTGACGAGTTGTCATTTTCTTTTTCCTTTTATTTAAGTTTGTTAAGTGCTGTTAAATATGCTGACATCTGAGGATCGATTTGCTCTTTCTTCTCTTCAGTTAATTGCTCAACTGGAGTGTCAGTAACAACAGATTTAACTTCTGCGGTTGATTTATTTGTGAAATAATTTTCACGGATAGTCTTCACTTTAGTCTCAAAAGATTCTGCGTCTTCGTATGTTAACTCTTCAACTAATGCATTAAACTTTTCAGTTTCTGTATCAGTCAAACCTTCGCTAACTGTTTTAACAATTTCTGAACGCTTTTGCTCAGCGATTGTTTTAGACATCTCGATATTATTAGCAACTTGCTCATTGAGTTTTGCTTCTAATTCTTCGATTTTAGATTCCATTTCTCCAAGCACATCATAACGCTCTTCTGGAACGTCAATATAATGCTCTTCAAATAGATCTTTCATACCAGCTACGAAACTCTCAAGAATTTCAGACTTCATACCACGCTCAAGGGCAATTTCATTCTGTGTCATCCACTGCTCGGCTACGTAGCCGAGGTATCCATCAACCTGCTCAACAAGTCCCTCTATATTCTTTGCAACTTGCTCAGCAAGTTTGCTTTCGAATTCTTCTTCCAAACGAGCAACTTCAGCTTTGACACGAGTCATAACAGCTGCTTCAAAAATAGTAGTTGCCTTTTGTTTAAATTCTTCTGAAAGATCTTCGCCATTTAGAAGTGCATCAACATCTTCCTTGACACCTTTTAGATGACTTGGTTCTGCTGCAACTGCACCTTTAGTAGCTGCGTTTTCTTTCTTAGAAGTGCCACCTTCTGCTTCTTTTTCATCCTGAACATTGTTTTTAGCATTGTCTGGATTTGGAGTTTCAGCAGCAGGTTTAACAGCTTCCTCTTCAACTTGTTCTTCTTTGATCTCTTCAGCAGTATCAGCAACCTGATCTTCAAGTTTAGCTGCTTTAGATTCTGCTAAGATTTCAGCGATTTTTTGTTCGATTGACATCGTTTTCTCCTGTAACTGGATAGTTCTATTAAATTATTTATTATTTATCTGATTTTACTCAGAAAATCTTGGAAAGCGCGAATCTGTGCTTCCCCTAGATTTCGTGAGGAAGTTTTACGAATTGTGTGTTTGACTTCCTCGATATGTTTTTCCACAAACTTTCCATCAACAAAAACCCACTCTTTATTCTCCATAATACCACGCACATAAGCGTCTGGAGCAGATGGGTCAGCAACGATGTCTGCTGCTGTAGACAGCATAAAATCGTCTTGAACAATCGATACACCTTCGTTATTTGTAACGAGTGAACCAAGTGCTCTACTAGAAACTCCGAGATTTGCACCTCCGTCTAAAAGACCTTTTGCAATTTGTCCCATTGGTGTTTCTAAAATTTTTGCTTTACCAATATAATTAGTTCCCTCTTTACGTAGAGAGACGATAAGGTGTGATACACGATCAAGATTAATCTGTGGATTATCTGGATGACCCAATTCACCATATGCACGATTATTTTCAACCTGTTCTTTCATGTAACGAGCAACCTCTTTATCCATAACTTCTTCTGGATACATACGCTTGTTACGATTTTGAATAGCAGATTGAAGAAAGATTCCTTCAATGAAATATTCTTTACCTTTGCCAAGTTTAGATTCTGTTACTAACTTGACTGACTCTGTGACTTCTTTAATAAGTTTCATTTTTATACCTTATCTGGTGAACCACTTAGTGTTGTAGAAGCACCAACACGAGTACGATCGTCATATGCGCCATATACAGCTTCTTCAACTTTAGTAGCATAACCACCAATTTTGCGTAATGTTAGATATAATTGTGCTTCTGCGCCAGCAATAGTAACAACGATGTCACTCGTGTTTTCAATTGTATCAGAAAATCCCATACCTGCAGCAAACTCAACATCATCATGTCCTTCAGATGAAACTGTAGTAATGTTAACAGAGTTTCTTGCAATAGTAATAGTTGAAGATGGCATACCTGTAAATTGAAAACCTACGATATTAACTGTTTGTGTTGCACCATCTAATGCTTGAGTAGATGCTAAACAGTCAGTCTGTAGATCAATAGTTGAAGATGCTGCAGTACCAGCAATCTTAACGATTGTTTCGTTATTTGTATTCTTAAGAATAGTCTTAGTGACTGGCATTTTATTCCTCTAATTTTTCTACTACATACATAAACTGATCTTTATTTTCACGCATGTATTTAATAATATCTGATTGATTCTGTAACAAATTATTTAGTTGCTCTTGAGTCTCTTCATCAATTGCTACAATTGATTCATCTTCAAGAACATAATGTATTTTACCTTCTACGATATTATCCAGCTTATTTAATTTACGAATTTCTTGTACAACTGGATCAACACTAAAAATACGAGAGGAAGCGAGCTGTATATAATTTTCTATAAGAGTATCTGTAACTTTAACATCGTGATGTTCTTTAATAATACTAGCCACTTTATTCTCAGAAATATCTTCGTATAATTCAGTAGAAATTTGTTCTTCTAATTTTTTAGCAATATATTCTTGTTTGACGTATTGTCTCGCTTCCTCAATACTTGTATGTTCTGTTTCAATACCATTTATTAAAATTTTATTATTTTCTGTTTTTTCAATTAAATGAGTATAAGATCTAATGCTTTCTACTACATTAGGTCTTTTAAAAGATTTAATAAAACTAGAATAATACATTATTCAACAGTTTCAGTTGAACTTTCATTGTTAGAAATGTCAGTAGTTGTTTCTGCAGAAACAGTTTCTTCTTCTTGTTGAACAGCAAACATACTTTGTGCAACTTCTTGACGACGTGTATCTAACATTGGTGCTAGTTTTTCTGCCATTGCAGTTGCAAATGCTTTTTCTGTTTCTAATGCATTACCTTGAACGATTGCTTGGATTAAATTTTCTACTGATTCTTTCATGTGTGTCTCCTATTAATTTGGCCAAGTACCAGTTTTTAGTTTGGTAACTTTTGCTGGCTGTTCTTCATTTGTCTGTTCAGCATTTACTTCTGATTGATCTTCTGCTGGTTGTTCTTGTTGCATAGAATTTTGTGCAACGTAATTATTCATAGCAGTATTCTGTACACCTGTTAACATTCCTTCTTTTTCAGCCTGAGCCATTTGCAATTCTGCTTCTTGCTCGATTTCTTTTTCAATCTGTTCGACTTGATCTTCATCAAGTCGAAGAATGTTTTTCTTGACCCATGTTTGGCTATAATATTTACCAACATATGGATCAATAGTTTGCAAGGCTTGTAATCTCTGAGTCAATATTTCTGCATCTTTTAACTCAGAGAAGTGATTGTCTTCAATGTAATCGTATTTGAAGAATGGACGAATATCTTCCCACTCATCAGCACGAATAATACCTTTTGCAATTAGTTGAACTCTAAGTGCCTCAGAGAACAACACTGAAAACTTTTTACGAAGTCTAACAATAAATTTATTAAACTTAACTTCGTCACGAGAAATTTCTTGTGAACGTCCAATGCTAAATCCCTGTTGTGGTTGTAAACGAGAGATTGGAACATTCAATGCATGATAAAGTTTGTTCTGGAAATACTCGATATCTTGAATCTCGCCAAGGTTTTGACCACCTGGAAGCGTAGTAATCTCAGTTCCCTTACCACCTTCACGACGAGGCATCCAGAAATCTTCCATCATTGACAAGTGGCGACGATCGTCACGAGTTTCACCAGTAGTTGCATCATAAACAATTTTGTTTCTAAACTTGTTCATAATGTCAGAGACATATTGCTCTGCTTTTAACTTTGGTAAATTACCAACATCAATGTAAAATATTCTGCGCTCAGGTGCTCGACTAATACGATAGATGACCAAAGAATCTTCAATCATCTTTAATTGATTAACTGGCTTAATGGCTTTATGTAAATAAGATAATGCCATCCCAGTGTTTTGGTCTACATATCCTGATGGACAATACACAACAGAATCTATTGCTAATTTAACACCTTGTGTAGTCTGCTCTGTAATACCTTTATCGTTATAAAGATAATATTCTTCAATTTGTTTTACTACATCAACACCTTGTGGTGTTCTTTCTTTTTTAATATTTTTAATGCGACGAATTTTACGAGGATCAATATAACGAAGTTCTACAATACCTTCTTTAATTCGTTCTTCATCTATAAGAATTTGATAATATAATCTTCCATCAATATACCAAGTGCGGAAGATTTCATGTGCTCTTTCATCAAATTTTAAGAGTCTTTGTACATTATCAAATTCTTCTTTTATTTTTGTTTTAATAGAAGAAGATAGTTTTAACTCATCTAAGTTTAATTCAACTGGTCTCTTTTGTTCATCAGCGATAATTGCTTCATTTATAATATCTTCAATCGCATTATCACAATCTGAATATTGAGAAACCTCACGATATCTACGTAGAAGGTCGTTTTCATTTTTAACAACACCTTCTAAATCCATGACCATACCGTAATAACCACCAGCATTAACACCAGTGTTTATTACGGTTGCGCCTGTATCAACTGCACTAGGAGTTACAACAGATTGCAACTCCTGTTCTTTTTTACGCTTTATCTCAAAGCCAAAAATTTGCATAATGTAAAAATCCTTTAGTTATATTATAGAGGGAACGAACCAACTGGTGTATCAATAGAAACATTGACACCAAATCCAGCAGCAGCCCCAGTATTTGATGTGAAGAAGTTATATGTAAACTCTACATCAAATTGTTCAATAGCATTTTGTTGTTCGTAATCTAGTCCTACAGCAGAAACATTAGTTGGGAAAGCATCAACAAACTTGTAACTTTTAATAATTGCACCATTACGATCTAATTGATGAACACTCATGTCAACTTGATAATCAGTAGGATTAGTTCTTCCAAGAGTTGTGTTATAGTTTTGAATACCAGATTGCCACTGCTCTAAAGCATTACGAATACCAAATGTTGTATCATTGTAAATCGTAACAGTCCATGGAGCAAAAGTTCTTTCTCCTGCAAACTGCACAGGACGCCCACGATATAAAACAGGAATTGTCTCAATAGTAGAAGCAGGTAGTTGTGCTGCTTTACATAAGAATTGAGCACGCTGTCCTGCTACCACACCCAATGTTACATAAGACGGGAATGTTAACTCGACACGAAACTGATTAGGGCGAGCACCGCCACCAATCATTTGTGCTTTAAAATCAGCAATATTTGCCATTTAAATCTCCTTTTGTTCTTTCTTATTTATCCCTGATTAAGCACCAATTTCTGAGAAGTTAATCGCAGAACGAGCAGCAACAAATGTCAGAGTAATAAAGTTGATTGAACGATTTGGCTTAATAAAGATATCAGCAACGAATTCGTTACGATCGATAACTTCACCAGTATTGTTAGATTCATCGCACTTAACTACGAAATCTGTAATACCACGACGACCCTGAACATCACGGAGGAATGGCTCTACTAGATTCTTAAACTGAGCACGTGTGAAACTATCATTAAATTCAAACAACTGGAATTTAGCAGCAGTTGCAATTGCTTTTTCAAGAACGATAAACAGACGACGCACGTTAATACGATCGAATGCACTTGGTTTTGCAAGTAGAGTTTTATCTCCAAACAGAACAGTACCTTCACCTGGGAATGTAACCACAGGGTTAACACCATTTTTGTAAAGATTATCACGCATTGTTTTATTAGGTTGTACAGCAAGACGTACAACATTTTTGATCTGTCCACGATTTAGACCACCTGGAGAGAACCATGGATCGTTTGTATAGTCAGTGCGTGCGCAAAGACCAGCTACATCACCATTTAATGGAATATAACGATACTTATCATTGTAACGATCATACTGATATTTGTAGCCAGAATCAAGAACAGCGTATGATGTGCTTGACAATGCATTTCTATATGCATTAATCTGCGTAACTTCATTATCAGTAGATCCAATAATAATATCATGTGTTGATACATTTTGTGGAGAGATAAATGCTACGCAGTCTAGTCTTGTTTCACAGACATTGTTAATAACAGATTGTGCGACAGATGCTTTTGCTTTGCCAAGAAGAACTAAACTAATATCATATACTTCTGCATTAGCAAATAAAGTATATGCAGATTGTTGTTCGCCATCTGTTAATGCATAATCATCAGTGCCACCAGAAAGAGAACGCTTAACAGCAGCTGATAAGTTTTTAAATGATGCACCTTGTGCTGGTTGACCCCAGTTAGTTCCTAATCCAGTGATTGCAGCTGGTGGATCCATCCACCAAACGTATTCTGAACGAGAATTTAATACATCTTTATAATAATTATTAGTACCATCTGATTTTTTAGCATCAGAGGCTTTTGAAACGAAAGCAAATTTTTCTAAAACAGTTCCTTTTGTTCCAGTAATTAAACCATCTTCATCAAATACTAAAATATGTAGCTCATCATTAGTTCCATTAACTGATGCGGCATAGTCAGATGTTCCTGGTGCACCTTCAAATTCTGCAGCGCAGTTAATAGTTACACCATTTAATACAGTAGTCCAACCAGAGTATGTATTTGCATCAGCCATTGTTACATGAAGAGAGTTACCTAATGTACCTGGATATTTTGCAGCAAATTCACCAACAATAGCAGCACCAGTAGAATATGACTGAAGATAATGCTCTCCATTCATAATCTTTACACCTAAGTTTTGACTAATAGTAGCAGTAGCTGTTGCAACTGTACCAGTTGGTGGTGCACCGATAGTTACTGAAGGAGGATTGTCATATCCAGAACCAGCATTCGTAATTGTAATTCCTGTTATTGAAGAAGTAGAAAGTGTTACAGTTGTTGTTACACCACCACCATCTCCAGTAACATTAACTACTGGCAACAGTTTGTAGCCTTCGCCTGGATTTGTAATAGTAATACTAGTGATAACACCACCTGAGATATTGGCAGTGGCAGTAGCACCTGTTCCAGTATCACCCGTAGCAGGAGTAATAGTAACAGTAGCAGTTGTGTAACCAGTGTTACCCTCACCACTAACAGTAATTGCAGAAACACCACCACCAGAAAGAGTAGCAGTAGCAGTAGCTTGAGTACCACCGACAGCATCTGGGGCACCAATAGTTACAGTTGGAGGAGAAGCAGTAGAAACATAGCCGCTTCCAGCACTGTTTACTGCAATACCAGTTAAACTACCTGTTAAAATAGCAACAGCATTTAAGTGTCCTGCATCTGCACGATTTAATAATAAATTGTTAGTGTATGATAAAAAGTTAGCTGCTGTGAAGAAAGAATTTGCATTACTATCATTAGGTTTACCAAAACGACGAACTAACTCGTTTTCTGAGGTAACTGTGACAGGTTCCATAACTGGACCCCATGCAAACGCACCAGCAAAAGCACCAATAGAGCTAGAAACTGCTGGAACGATAGAAGTGAAATCTTTTTCTACGACTGCAACGCCTGGAGATAATTGAAACGGCATTGTAATTCTCCTTGTTAATAAGTTTACCTTTAGACAACTTTATGTCTACATTTTATTTAGTTTTTGCACGATTTCTAGAAGTTTAGCGGAGGTTTTTCTGGACCACCATCGTCATAAAAACCAAACGGAGTTAATTCTTCCTCAATCGCCTGCATTTGTTTTTTATACATAACTTCTCTTAGATTTACATTATTTAGGTCTTTAAAATAAGAGTTGGTAGTTAGCCAACCGAACAAAACCAAAGGCATGACTAAGTCGTCGTGATAGCCTTCGTCTGCTTCATAAGACCCCTTCTTTTCAATAAAAGTAGAGATCTCAGAAATTGTATCCGCATCGTTTATAAGAAGTTTATTTTCTTCAACGAGTGCTTTAAAATTATGACATCCTATTCGTTTAATTTTTTTATCGGTATTATTTTTGACTAGAATAGATCCGATGGCGAACCCTAGACGAATAAAGAAATCAGGTGTAATGGGATCCTGCCCCACTACACCTCGAATACCGTCTGTGCCGAAATAATGTCTTGCCATAATTAAG